CTTAAAGATATGTTTTTCCCTTGACGGTCCAAATAAGATCGTAATGCAAGGAAAGATTTAACTCTTGGAGGAACTTTGGATGTAAGCGTTGGCGAAAGTTTAACAACTTTCGAAAAGACTATAATTTCAAGTCTCAACGCCTCTAGTTCAGATAGTAATTTATTTATTTCATTTATTCTAATGAAATCAATATTTACATATCTTTCTGGAAGTTCGCAGAGATCGACGATTCGGTTGTTGGCTAAATCAGCCTTAACAACTTTATTAATGAGTGAATATTCTTTTCTAAGTTTCATAATGGAACTTATAAATTTACTTCTTTCAAAATTTACAATTGTTGAATAGAAGTGAGAATCAACACACCATCCACCCAATGAAGAAACTTGGGCGGTAGAAACGTCGTTCATTAATGAATTTAATTTAGCAGTTACGTTAGAATTTATATTCTCCCATAACTCTGAGATGAATTCAGATTGCTCAATTGAGCTATAAGATTTCATTTTAGTTAAACAATTAATATCGCCGTATAATACGGCCATTAATTGACTAACACTAAAAGTGTTGTTTTCAACAAATTTAGTTGAACTCAGCATAGTTAACAAGAAATCTTGTACCCTATGAGGTAATATACCTTTAGATAAATCCTTAGCTACCATTCGCCACATAGAAGGAGTCATTACGGCTCTTAAAATGGACAATGGGTTAGAAGGATCCAAGAACCCTTTCCCGATTAACCGAGAAGCGAATTCACATTTATTTCCCAAGGAAGTAATTCCTGAAGAATAAGTGTCTAATTTATCTCTTTCTGAAATACTAAGTACTTCTTTAAGAGAGATCGGTGAGATGTTTGTGTTCCCAAGAATATCTTGAGAAGCAAATTGAAAAAATCCTTCGTTAGAAACAAAAGATTTAGCAAAACCTATAGTTATACCATAGTCCTTACAGACTAAGGTATAAGATAGAGCAACATCTTGATCTCCAATCACTATATCATCACCTAAGACCAAATAATCATTAAAATTCGGTTTATTAATTCGTGAAGCTGCTACGTGAACTAGGAAATGATGAACAATTGCTAAACCTGACCAAGAGGATATAGTTCCCATAGGTTGCCCTCGGGTATATCTATAAACTTTGTCTTTAAAATGGTAATCTCTATTAACCAACATGTTAACCCAAGCTTGAGCTGAACCAGGTCCCATCCAAGGACTTAATGCAGCAACATAAATTTGTTGCGGGATTAAATCTGTTGCAGATTTAAGATCATATGATGCAATAAAAGTGTGAGGTTTATTCATAAATGAATTAACCGCACCTAATTGATCAAATGTCGCATCTGTAGATAGACCCTTAAGAATCAAGAACATTTGTTCTTGAAGTGGATGACAAATCCACTGTGTCCAGTAATCAGAAATAGCAAACACCCGAATTTTTCCGGCTGCTTCTAGTTTGATTGCAAGCTTACCTAACATGAGACTTTTAATTCTTTCATTAATGTCTATACCTTCTTTTTGCCAAAATTTGACAATAAAAGAAGAATTTTTCGACATTAACTCCACAAATTGGTCTAATCCATCATATTTTGATGGATTATTGAATTGATTAGGTCCCCACTCACCCTTAACAGCTTGAATATAGGATAATAATAATCCTTTTCGTCCGATTAACATATGAGCTAATGCATCAATAGCATTACCTACAAAGGCAATCCGATGATTCGTTCCCGCAGTAAGAGTCAATGGAGGTTTCTCTACATCAATCCCAAATTTACAAGGAATATTTCCTTTATTGTAAATTTTCCAAAATGTTCGTGCATATTTATCTAACTCATGAAATGAGTCAAATATGTCTAAATTAAAAGGAAGAGATTTAGAATGTTTTTCAAGAACTGAAAAACCAGGTATGTTCATCTGTCCATCTGATCCATCTTTTTTAAAATGGAATCTAGGACTAGTTATTGAGCTTAAATCAGGCTCACCATATTTTCCTTTAAATGCTTTATAAGAATGTAATAAACTTAATAAAGTTCGTACATACGTTATATTTTTGGTTCTTATAAGGAACCGCAAATTAGCAGGTAGGAAAGCAGGTAAACCATGAATTAATTTAACTCGAAGCCCTAACTCTTGAGTAGAGTTTAAGGGAGTTCCTGCAAGGTATTGCATAACTGCAATGGCGGAAACTTGTAATCTTTTAATAACCTGGTTAATACCACGTGTTTTAAAGATTGTTTCCATATCTTTACCTACAATTCGTACTAATTTTGAATTAGTTTTAGAAGATTTGTGTCCTAACCAACTTAATATAGATTTATAATAAGCTGGAAAGAACGATTTAATGTTTCCATTAAATTCGATCATAGATTCTTTTAATATCCAACCCGATTGTAGGTTAAACATAAAGTCTCTACTGAATCTCAAACCTAATAAAAAGGGGGATTCCGTGGATTCTTTAGGTCCAGGAAATTTTCGATTAACGCTAATGGGTGTATCTCGGGGAGTTGCTACAACATCTAATTTAGATTCTGTAGATAAGACTACTCGAACCAATTTATTGTATTCACCTTCAGATAAGTATAATAACTCATCTGAATTAGCAGGGTCTCTGATGATATACGGTTTACGTTTATGTTCCGCCCAAGATATTTCTTGAGAAAGATCATATAATGATCTTTGGTATAAAGTAAAGTTTAACTTCATATATAATTTTATGGCATTAATCAATGTCTTAAAATAATAGATGTAAAGGTAACACGTTTAACTTATAGCAAGGAAAGATTCATAAAACCAGATGATGAGTTAGATCAAGTATGTGGAGGTTGGTAAGTCCCCTCAGTGGGCACCGCGGGACCAGTTATACACCGGTCGACCTTCGTCAGCACTAAGTTCCACAGGAACTCAAAGAACTCAAACAGCTAAATAGTAATCCTCGTCCAAGAATATAAGGACGGCATCTAATCATATTATTTAATAGTTGATTAAAGATGGATATTACAAGATCTACTCCGCTTTTCACAAAGTGGGGCGCAGATCATCCGACAAGGAAGCATTTTCAATCCATTCTAGATATTCTAAAACAAATATTCCATACTTCACCGTATAGGCTCGGTCCCTCGGGGAAAGGTCAAGATAACTACGAAAG